GAGGTGTACCACGGCGAGGTGAACGGCACCGAGGTGGTGTCCAGCTCGCACCCGTCGACGCGGGGCTGGCCCGCAGCCGTGGCGCTGCAGCCAGCGCGTAATGCGGTGGTCGCTCCCGGGCGGCCCCGGCTCTTTGTCGTGGACGAGGCCAACCGCACCTTGCGACTCGTCCCGGCCCCCAACGCCGATTTCGCTGGCGCCACCCTGCAGCTGACGGTGGCCCGGCTTCCGCTGAAGCCTCTCTCCCTGGCCGAGAACAACGAGCCGGAGATCGACGAGGACTTCCACCTCGAGCTCCTCGAGTGGGCCGCGTGGCGGGCGCTGCGCAACCACGACGTGGACGGCGAGAACATGGCCAAGGCGAGCGCGCACAAGACGCAATTCAACGCCGCGGTCGACGATTACAAGCGACACATGAAACGCCTGCTGCGCCGTCCGGTGCAGTTTGGACTGAGGGGGGCACGCTCCAGTGGCAACTGTTGAAGAACTGCTTCGCGCATCGACGCCCGAATGGTTGCGGGGGGCGGTCCCCGAACAATCCCGCGCCGCCCCCGGCGCCTCGCTGCCCCGGCGCGCCGGCACCGCCGTGCGCAACCTGCCAGGGCAGGTGATCGACGCTGCTACCTACCAGGTACCTGTTCTGCGCACTGTACCGCGTGCGATCGATAACGCGATCGGCGCTACCGCGGCGGCCTACGGCGTTGCTGCGCCGGCGGCGCGGGACTTCTGGCTGGGCCTCACCGGAGCGCCGGAGCCTGTGGACGGCACCACCCGCGCCACCCCCGCCCGCGCCCCGCTGGTAGCCCCTGCGACCCCGGCCCCTGCGACCCCGACCCCCGCGGCAGCGCCGGCGCCCGCACCGGCGGCCAGCGCCGCCGTCGCGCAGCCGCCGGCACTGCTTGACACCGACGTCTACCGTGTCGCCGCGCCCGCGCTCCCGACGCCCGCACGCCCGGCGCCCGCGCCGGAGCGGCAGACCGCGTTCGATATAAGCAACTCGCAGCGGTACATGCTCCCGAACCAGAACACCACGTCGATCCCGGTGCCTGCCTCGCTGACCGCCCCCGCGTGGGGCGCTGGCGCACGCCCCGCTACCGCCGCACCCGCCGGCGGCCCGCAGGTCATCAGCGTGGGTAACTCCGGCTGGATGCCCGACGGCGCGCTGCGTCCCGGCAGCCGCAACTTTAACCCGGTCGCTTTCCGCGCGGCGGCCCGGGCGCAGGCGCTTAACAACCAGCTCGCGCTTGGCCAGCTGCAGTCCGGCACTCAGCTGGACGTCGCCAATATCAACGCCGGCGCGAAGCTGACTGCTGCGCAGATCGGCGCCGGCGCCGACATGAGCCGGGCGACCCTCGCCGCCCAGGCGGCGCTGCAGGAGCGCCTGCTGGCCAACCAGGGCGCGCTGGCCACCGCCGACCTGACCGGGCAGTACAACCTGGCGGGCCGGCAGGCTGGTGCCGCGGGTACCATCGAGGCGGCCCGGCTCGCTGCCAACGCACGCGCCTACGCCGCGCAGTTGGGGGCGGACCCTGAAGGTGACGCGGCCCAGGCGGCGCTGCGGGCGGCGCAGGCGAACGAGATTCTCACCCGACTGGGGCTGGTGCAGCAGGCCCGCGAGGCGGGCTACAGCCTGCACGACCTGGCGGCGCTTTCGCGTCCCGGCCAGCAGAGCAACGCAACGCCGATCCTCGACGCCACGGGCAACGTCGTGGGGCTGATGGGCCCCGGCGGTGCCATCCCGTTGGACGAGAACACCGACCTCGGTGCGTACCTACGACTGCGGGCGGTCGAGCAACAACTGCAGACCAGGAGATAATCCGTGGCGGTCACCCCGACTCAGCGCGCTGCGCTCTACCGCCAACAAACTGCGGACCTGCTCGCCGCGCACGAGGCTTCCCGCTCCCGTACCGGCGGGGAGGTCGTTGGCGACCTAGGCGTCCAGCTCCTGTCCGGCGCCGTCGGTCTCGGCCAGGCCGCCTACGGGCTGGGCAACGTCGCCACCCTCGGCCTGCTGGACCGCGGTATCGGCCTGTCTGAAAATTTTGCGCGCACCCAGCAGATTTTGCAGGAGGCGCGCTCGGCGCCGCTGCGCCGCGACCTCGCTTCCGCGCAAGCGGCGTTCGACCGGGGCATCCTCCCCGGCATCGGCGCATATGTATCCAGCCCGTCGCTGATGGGCGACCTGGTGGTATCCAACCTGCCGTCGCTGATCCCCTCCGTGGCCGCAGCCCGCCGCGCCGGCACCGTGGCCGCTGCCGCCCAAGCCGCACCCGACGTCATTCGCCAGCGCGCCACCCGGGCGGCCCTGCGTACCGGCGCGGCCCAGGCCGCCGGCGCCACCAACGTGGATGCGATCAACACCATCCGCGAGGCGGGCGGTGGCGAAAACCTGCAACAGATCGGCGGCCTCGGCGCTGCCGCGATCGTCGCTCCGGCCACCTACGCGCTGGGGCGTCTGACCGGCGCCGGCGCGCTGGAAGCCCGTGTCGCCAACCGCCTCATGGGTGGACCGCTCGCCGGCCCCGCCGGCGCCACCCCTGGGCTGGTGCGCAGCACCGGGCTGGGCGCGTTACGCGCGGGGGCGGAGGAAGCGCCCCTGTCGATGGTCGAGCAGGCCGCAGCCAACCTGTTCGCCCCCGGCGTTGCGGTCACCGACGGCGTGGGTCAGGCGGGAGCGCTGGGCCTACTGGCCGGCGCCGCAATTGGTGCGGGCATGGGCGCCGCCACCGCAGGGCCGCGCCGGCGGACGCCGCTGCGGGAGCAGGGCGAGCAACTGCTCAACCAGACCGGCGCCGCCGCGGGCGCCGACCCACGTCCGCTGTCCGTGCGACTCGACCTGCCGTTGGCGCAGGTGGAGGAGGTCGCCGCGCAACCCGAGGAGATCGTCCTCGACGAGACCGCGCTGCCCACCGAGTCCGAGTTCGAGCGACTGCTCAACCAGCTGCGCGGCGTCTCCGAAGCGCCGCCCACGCCGCCGCTGCCCGAAGTGGAGGAGCTCGCCGCCGACTACGGCTCGATTCCTCTGCCGCAAGTGGACGAAGGCCTGCCGCTCCCTGCCGTGGCGGAGATCGCCAGCCAGCCGCGCGGCACCATGGCCTACAACCTGCGCGAGGGCCTTGACCTGCTGGGCGACCCGCAGGAGCTGGCGACCCTTGGGCGCCGCGCGCCCGAGGCGCTCGCCTCGCCGCCCGCGACCTCCCCTAACCAGATGGGGCTACCGCTCGACGCACCCACGCCACTGCAGCAGGCCATCGACGCCCTGGTGTCCTCCGTCACCGGCTCCCCGCCGATCGTCGGGCCCGAAAGCCGCGACCTGTTCGGTCTGCCGCTGGCAGACGCCGCCCCTGTTGCTGACGCAGCGCCTGCCCCGGCACCCGCCGCCGTCCCGCCGCAACAGCGGTCGATGGCACTGGGAGGCATCCCGGCGGAGCAGACCCGCGGCTGGCGCGAGTTCCTCGCCAAAGACCTGAAAGTCACCCCGCGCCAGATTTCCGGCAAGGCGTGGGCTCGCTTCTCCGAGGCTGCCGTCGCCGCCGGCGTGGCCCCCGGCTCCCCCGAGGCGCGCCCGTTCCTCGAGGCCATGGCTGCCGAACTGGGCGCGGACGAGACTACCACCTCGACCTTTGCCGCCGCCCTGGGCGAGAAGTACATGCCGGAGCAACCCGCGCCCGTTCCGGCACCTGCCGTGGAACCCGCGCCCGTTCCGGCGCCTGCCGCGGAGCCCGAGCCCGCGCCCCCCGCACCGATCGAGAACGCTGCTGCCGCGGAGCCGGCACAGGAGGCGATCACCCCGCCGCCCGCCGCGACAGCAGCACCCGAGCCCCCGGTGGCCGACGCCGTCGACGCGGAGATCGCCGAGGCCGACGCACGCATTCGGGCCACCGCGCGCAAGATGGCCCGTGATCTGGAGCCCGACGAGAACGCCACCTTCGCCGCCATGCGTGACATGCTGGCCGACTCCTCCAGCGCCGAGGAAGCCGCCGAGCAGTTCGGCGCCATGAAGGACACCGAGTCCTTTGCCTCGTTGTCCGACGCAGAGAAGGCGGCGCTGACCGCGTGGTTCGACCAGGTCTACGAGAACCTCAGCCCGCCCGGGCGCTTCTACCGTTCCGGCGAGCCGGCCAAGGCGGGCAAAGGCATTCACCCCGTGCAGCTGCGCCAGCTGGTGGAGCGGGCCAACGCGCGCCGCGCCGGCAAGCCGCCGATCGTGCTGCATGACACGGTGGAGGCTTTCACCGAAGCAACCGGCATTCCGGCCCCGGCGGACGTAGCGGGGGTGTTCGCCGACGACGGTTCCATCCACGTGATCGCCGCCAACATCAGGGACCGCAGCCACGCCGGCGAGGTCATTTACCACGAGCGCGCGCACGAGGGACTGGGCGGCCTGCTGGGCGACCGGCTCCCCGCCGTGCTCAACCGCCTGCAAGCCAACGCCGCGATCCGCAAGCGCATCCGCAACAAGGCCGAGCGCAACGGCCTCAGCCGCAACCTGGCGGCGGAGGAGGTGCTGGTCGACATGGTCGTCGCCGGCGAGAAGCTGACCGGCGACGTGTGGGGCAAGATTCGCAGTGCGGTCCGCGCCGGCTTCGACAGCTTCATCGGCGTGGGCGACCTGTCCGTCTCCGACGCGCAGGTCGATCGCCTGCTCAAGGACACCGTGGCCTATATGAAGGGTCGCCCGGTGACCGGCTCCGATGGTCTGCGTGACGACCGCAGGTGGCTCACCCTCGACCGGATGCTGGGCGACCCGGGTGCGCTGGAAAGCGTGCCGCGCTTCTCCCGAGCGATGGAGCACCTGGCTGCTACGGTAGACCGCGCCGCCGACGAGACCCCCGCAGACTTCAGCGACAGCGCCAAAGGCGTCTATGACGCCACCCGCTCCGCCGCCAGCAGCACCCTGTCCTCGATCAAGGATAAGGTCCGCGAGCTGGCAATGGACATGATGCCCCTCAACTGGATTGAGGAGACCTACGCCAAAATGTTCGGCGGCGCGTCGCTGGCGGATAACCCGCTGCGCCGCTTCGTACAGAACAAGAGCGCGAAGGAGGCGGACTCCAACCAGACCCTGACCCGCGACCGGGAAGTGGTCTACCGCGGGCCCAAGGGCGAGGAGAAGTTCACCACCTCGCCGCTGTCGCTGTCGCGCGTGTGGGAGAAGTTCAGCCGCAGCAACCGCCCGGCGTTCGACAACCTCAACGTCCTGATGCAATACGCCACCCACTACAAGGTGTGGCCGGACCGCGGCTGGGACCAGCAGGCGAGCGTCAACTACCAAGCCTCCGGCTTTACCGAGCAGGAGCGCCGGCAGGCGCACGCCCACCTGCAGAAGCTGTGGGGCCGGGTCGGCACCCAGGGGCAGGCGATCTTCAAACAGTCGCAGGCGCTCTACGACCAGCTGTGGCACCGCCGCTTCGAGGTGCTGCGCCGCGAGATCGTCAAGACGCTGGGCCTGCGCACCGACGAGAACGGCGAGGTCGTGGCGGAGGACAAGCCCCGCTACCGCCAGGCGGTGGGCAGCCGCATCGACACCGCCATGAAACAGCTCAAGGCCGGGCCCTACTCGCCGCTGACGCGTTACGGCGACTACTTCGTCACCGTCCGCGACGCCGCCGGCAAGGCCGTGTGGTTCTCCGCCTACGACACCGAAGCGCAGGCCGTCGCGGCGGAGGCCAACCTGTTCAACTCGCTGACGCCTGAGCAGCAGACCACCTACAACACCCGCGTGAGCAAGCGCGAGGAGTTCCAGCAGTCGCTCGATGGCATTAACCACCAACTCATTACCCAGCTGGAGGCCACCGCCGACACCGTGGTACCGGTCGAGGAGTCGAGCGACGACCAGGCGACGCAGGCGTTCCGCAAGGCGCTGCGCGACGCGCTAATGGAAACCTACCTGGCAGCCCTCCCGGGCCACAGCTTGCTGAACCACGCCAACGCACGCACCGGGGTGGAGGGCTTCAACCTTGACGCCTTCCGCGCCTTCAACGACTACGCGATCAAGGCCGCGCGCAACATCGCCTCCGTGGGCTTCGACGGGGAAATCAGCCGCGACCTCCTCAGTATGGCCCAGGCGGTGCGCGACTCCGCCACCGGGGCGGGGCGGCGCACCAACACCGCGAAGATGGACCGAGTGCTCAACGCTGTGCGGGGCCAGCACGCCGCGTCGATGAATGTCGAGCACAGCCCGCTGGCTGACGCCCTCAGCCAGGCCGGCTTCCTGATGTACATGACCTCGCCGAGCCAAATGTTCATCAACGCCATGCAGACCCCGATGGTGGCGCTGCCGCGGCTGGCCGGCATCTACAAGTCGGGCCCGGCCATGCGCGCGATCCGCGAAGGCATGACCAGGTTCTTTGTGGGCGGCAAGCGCGACTTCCTCCACCCCGAGGCGGACATCGACCCGACCATCAAGCAGGTACTGCAGGCGCTGCACGACTCCGGCGAGCTCGACTTCACCCTGGCCCACGACGTGACCCAACTTGCCGAAGGTGACTACAGCCGCATGTCGGCCCGCCGCCGGGTAATGCTGGAGTGGGCCTCGAAAGCGATGCACGCCTCGGAGGTATTCAACCGGCAGGTCACCGCTTTCGCCACCGCCAAGCTGGAGCTGGAAGCGGGCAACACCGACCTGCAGTCCATCACCGAGGCGGCGCGGCGCGCGATCAAGACCACCCAGTTCGACTACTCCACGGCGAACAAGGCGGCGATCATGCAAGGCCCGTTCCGCCGACTGGTGTTCCAGTTCCAGCAATACCGCTTCAACATGCTGGCGATGATGTACAAAGATATCCGCGACGCCTGGAACGGCACACCGGAGGAGAAGGCCATCGCCCGCCGCACGCTGGCGTGGCTGATGGGTACCCAGCTCGCCTTCACCGGCGCCGCGGGCACCGTGATCGCGCCGATCGTGTTCGCCATCGCTGACGCCTTCCGTGACGACGACGACCTACTGGACAGCCGCACCGAGTTCTCCCGCGCGGTACCCGAGTGGATGGCTCACGGACTGCTCTCCGGTATCATTGACATGTCCCGACTGGACTCCGGCTCGCTACTGCCGATCCTCGGCGACCGCGCCTTCGCCCCCAAGGACGCCACCGGCGCCGAGACCGCGGCCTACTACCTGTCGCGCAACATCGGACCGTGGGCCAGCCTGCTCTCCGGCGTGGTATTCGAGGGCCCGCAGAAACTGATGGACGGCGACTTCAAGGGTGCCGCCAAGGCGATGATGCCCAAGCCGATGGCCGACTTGGTGGCCGCGTGGCACGACGCTGATGGCGCCAAAACTGCGCAGCAAATCACCTACTTCGACCCGGGCATTTGGGACACCACGCTGGGGATGCTGGGCCTACGCAGTGGCGATCGCCGCCAGGCGGAGGAGATTCGCGGCGCCGGCTACCAGGCCAGCAAGCACGCCAACGTGGTGCGCCAACGGTACCTGACCCGGCTCGCCCTCGGCGCTGCCACCGGCGACGGCGCCCTGGTAGCCGAGGCACAGAACAAGATCATGGAGTGGAACCAGAGCAACCCCGACTACGCTATCCGTGCGCAGGACATTCGGCGGGCAATCCGCTCCCGCTACGTCACGCAGCAGAACGCGCAACAATACGGAGTGGTCACCGGTCGCCGGGTTGGGCCCTCCCTACTAGACTCGTTGAATTTGCAGCGGTGAGGGGCCTACATAATGTTCGAAGTGGATATCAGCCGGGCGCTCCAGAAGCTGCAGGAAATGGCGGAACTCGGACTGCTGGGTGCCTTCGGCGCCGTGGCCAGTACCGCCTTCTCGGTGGCGCACAAGCGCAAAGTCTTTCGGCTGGGGGTGTTCATTTGCAACGTCATCGTCGCCGCGTTCGTCGGCAACGTGATGGGCGCGCTGCTGGGTGACTCGCCGCACAAAGACAGCGCCATCATGTTGTGCGGGTTCTTCGCATACCCTCTACTGGAGGCACTCGAGGTCCGGGTGAAGGGGACGATCGAACAGGTGCTCGGTCGCGTAAAACTGTGAGGTCGCTATGCTGGTAATCCTACTCACTGCGCTGGCGCTCCACGGGTATGTGGTTTACCAGGGGGCCACCTTCTTTCTCGTCGACGCCCGCGGGCGAGTGGCGGACTGCCAGGTGGTGGCAATGCTTACGGCAACCAGCGCGATATTCCTGATGATGCAGCTAGTGCACTGGGCGCTGGAGCTTTCGCCCGGCCCCAGCAGCTCCTTGTGGATAGGGTTCGCTGCCTGCAACGGCGCGGTCTACGCTGGTATTATCCGGCAATATACGCAGTTCCGCGCACGACGCCTCGAGCGACGGATGCCCGAGATTCGGAGAATTTGAGTTGACCAAATTTGTGTTCGGTTCGCGGTCCGTGCGCAACCTTCAGTCTGTTCACCCCGACCTGGTCCGCGTCGCGCACCGCGCCCTGGCGCTGTCTGACGTCGACTTCGCCATCACCGAGGGGCTGCGCACCGCCGAACGGCAGCGCGAGCTCTACGCCCAGGGCAAGTCCAAGACGCTGCGCAGTCGCCACCTGTCCGGCCTGGCCATCGACGTGGTGGCCTACGTGAACGGCGGCGTCAACTGGAACATCGACCCCTTCTACTTCCATATCGCCGAGGCTTTCGCCGGCGCTGCCCGCGAGCTGCAGGTGCCGGTGGTGTGGGGCGCGTGCTGGGAGACGCTCAACGACACCATCGACCTGCGCGCCGCGACGCGTCGCTACGTCGAGCGGGAATCCCGGGCGGGCCGGCGCCCGCTGGTGGACGGCGTCCACTTTGAACTGGATCGTGAGGCCTACCCCGATGGCTGACATGCCCAAGCGCGGGGACTTCTCCCGCGGTGCCAACAACCGCTACCCTCGGGGTCGTATCCCCGAGGGGTTTTTCCGCGAAGCGGTCAACCTCAACCCGCTCAACGGCGGGGCCATGTCCTTGCGCGCCGGCTACGAGCGCCGCTACGAGGGCGCAGAGGTCCGCGGCGTACTGTCGCTGGGCGAGACCCTGCTGATCGCCGACGGCACCGACCTCGTGGCGTTCGACACGCGCACCAACGCGTCGCAGGTACTGCGCACGATCCCCGGCGGCGCCTTCGCCGGGTGCGTCCACAACAACGAGCTGTTCTTCTGCGCCGGCCACGAGACGTTGCGTTACCGGCCCGGCGCCGGCGTTCGCGCGTGGGGTGTACCGGCGGTCACTGCGCAACCCGCGGTAGCCGTACAAGCGGGCGGAGCGCTGCGGGCGGGCGCATACAAGTTCGCCGCCACGTGGGTCTCCGCAGACGGCGAGGAGGGCGGCACGACCCGCGCTGACGTGGTCACCGTCAACGAGCAGAGCCAGCTGGTGTTCGCGCTGCCTCCTCCACCCGTCGGCGGGCGTGTCCGCCTCTACGCCGGCTTCGTCTCCAGCACCGAGCTGTACCTACAGGGCGAAGCGACCGAGGCGGGACCGCTGGTGGTCACCAGTATCGTCGACGACACCGCCACGCTGGAGACGCAGTTCGCCCAGCCGCCGGTCGGCGGCGCGAGCTTGGTGGCGTCTCACCGCGGCGTTATACTCCAAGCCGTTGATAACGTGTTGTGGCTCACACACCCGTTGCGCCCCCACCTCGTGTATCCGGCGCGCGGGTTCTTCCAATTTTCGGCGCCGATCGCGGTGGTGCAGCCCACCGATGGAGGCGTGTACGTGGTGGCCGACCACACTTACTGGCTCACCGACGTTGAGACGGATCAGCCACAGCAGCGGGAGATACATCCGGGTGGGGCAGCGCACGGTTCGGGCACGGCACTGCCCGACGGGAGTGCCAGCTGGTTCGGCCCGGACGGGTTGGTGGTTGGGTCGCCCGGCGGCGCACTGGAGTTCAAGACCCGAGACAATTACGTACCGCTGATCGCCGCGCAGGCAGCCAGTGGAGTGGTGGAGCGCGATGGCAACCAGATGGTGGTGACGACCATGCGCGGGCTACCGAAAAGCAACCCCCTCACCATCGGGGATTATGTTGACGCGGAGATCGTTTACCCATGAACCACAAGCCCGACCTGCTACTCACGTTCGAGTACACCCCGGAGATCGTCTATCCCGACGGCCGCATCGACGTCGGTGAGACGGTGCGCAACGTCATCCCGCGGGCGGGCGTCGACCACGTGGTCGGCCTGATCAAGGGGGACGTGGCGCCGATCGCCAACTGGTATGTGGGGGTGTTTCAAGGCAACTACACGCCCACGTCGAACACGACCGCGGCGGACCTGCAGACCTCCGCGCAGGAGAGTCAGGCCTACGAGGAGGCGACCCGCCCCCTGTGGCAGAACGCCTACGACGGCGTGGGCGTGATTGACAACGTCGCCAACCGTGCGGTGTTTACCTTCAACGCGGCACGCACCATCTATGGAGCGTTTCTCGTATCGAACAGCGCCAAGGGCGGCAACACCGGGCTGCTGCTTTCCATCGCCCGTTTCGCTTCGCCCCGCGCGGTCGATGCCGGCGCGCAGCTGCGCGTGGCTGCCGGCCTCACCCTTGTCCCGACCAACTTGATCTGAGGAGCGTCCCATGTCGCTTAAATTCTCCACTGGTATCCGCAACCATCTGGCGGTTACCGGCTCGCTGCGCGCCGCGTTGACCACGCTGGTGATGAAGATTTACGCGGGCCCCGAGCCTGCCACCGCGGATGATGCGCTCGGCGGCGCCACGCTGCTGTGCACAATCACCGTGGACGACGACGGCTCCACCCCGCTCGGGTGGGAGAACGCGGCCAACGACGGCACGATTCTCAAGGACTCGAGCGAGGCGTGGGAGGGGGAGTACATCGCCAACGGCACCCCGACGTTTTTCCGGTTGGAAACGCTGGCCGACAGCGGCGACTCCAGCACCAGCGCGCTGCGGGTGCAGGGCAACGTTCGCCTGGCCGGCGGCGACCTGAACCTCTCCAGCCTCACTGCCATCAGCGGCTCGCCGCAGGTGATCGACCACGGTGCCATCGCCATCCCGGCGCAGTGATCCATGGCGAACCGGCTGATCAAGCGCGGCAGCACGACCTATGTTCCGGCGGTCCCGTCGCGGTTGGCCGTGCCGGCGTACTGCGTCAAGACCGGGCCGGCGCCTGGATCGCAGCAGCACACTGCCGGCCCCCGCATCGGCGGTAGCAGCAGCGGCAGCGGCGGTAGCACCCGCGTCGGGGTAGGTTACAGCTCCCGCGGTACCAGCCTCAGTAGCCCGTACTCCGGTTCGCAGCGCACCACGCCCTACTACAACGAGCTCACCGGCGAAATCGTTTACGGCTATGCCGGGCGTCCTGTCGTACCACCCGGGTACTCCGGCATCCAAGTGCCGGGCACCTCGCCGCCCACGGTTACCCCCTCACCGACGGTCACCACCCACTACGAAGGCGGCGTGGTTTGCTACCCCGAGGTGCCCGGCGTCCAGGGCTCGCCGGCGCAGGTGGTTCACGAAAATGTCCTCGGGTGGAACGGCGGCGCCCGCAGTATCGCTGCGATCTCCGGCGACGGCTTCGTGCAGTTCCGGGTGCCCTTACGCCCCACCGGCGTGGTCGCCGGCTTCGGCGTTACCGACGAGTCGGCCGCCTTCAACGAGGCCACCCACGCTTTCTACGCTCACGGCAGCAAGATCGAGGTGGTGGAGCGCGGTCAGGTGCTGGCGGAGGTGCCTGTATCCCCCGCCAGCGACCCGCTGCTGACGATCGTGCGGGAGGAGGGCGAGGTGATCTACCTCGTCGGTGACTGGCAGCTGCGCAGTCCCTCGCAGTCGGTCGGCCCCGTGTTCCTCGATGCCGCCCTCTACGCCACCGGCGACTTTGTGGACACCCCACGCATCGGCCCGCTGTCGGAGTTGGAGGGGTGGACCAACCGCGGCGCGCTGAGCGGCGCGCTGCCGGCGCTGCGCGTCGTGTTCAGCCAGTCCGCGTTCGCCCAGCTGGATGGCGTAGCCCCCCGGATTACTGGTCAGTTCATCGGGCGTACGGCCAACGTCCTCCGCGGCAGTCTGCCGGCGATTGCCGGTGCGTTCGGGCGGGCAGGGTACGCTGCTCTGCAGGGGCGACTGCCGCAGCTCACCGGCGCGTTCGATGGCGGTTTTCCGCGGATCAACGTCGCGCTGCTCGACACCGTGACCCCGCCGGCGATCGGGATGTTCACTGGCAAAATGGGCATCAAGGGTCAGTTGGAGGGGCGGCTACCGCTGGCGGGGGTACTCGCTGACCGCGCATACGCCTCGATGCAGGGCACGTTCCCCCTCGACCCGATGGGTTACTTCGACGACGGCCCGCCGCCCGGCACCTACGGCACGATGGAGTTCGTCTACCTGGTCGACTTTGCCTTCACCGACCCGGTGGTGTTCGCCGAGATTCGGGAAACGCTGGAGCTGGGCACCACTATGGTGCTGACGCTGGTGCTCGAAGCGGGCTTCATGGACGGCCTGCTCCTGACCGACGAGCTCTCGCTGGAACAGCTGCTCGACGCGGTTATCAACGACCGGCTGGCGCTGCACAGTGGCGTGTCCACTACGCGGCAGGCGGCGCTACAGTACGCGGTCAACCTCGCCACCGGGGCGCTGACCACCTACCAGAACTTCGACTTCCGCGGTTTCACCCGGCTGGAGGACAAGCGCACTTTCGGCTGGCGGCCCGACGGGGTCTACGAGATCGGCGGCGACACCGACGACGGGGCGCGCCTCAACGCGTTACTGGACCTCGGCGCCACCGACTTCGAGACCAGCCGCCGCAAACACGTGCCGGCCGTGTTCCTCGGCTTGGGTACCGACGGCTGCGCTTACGTGCGCATGGCGGGCGACGGCGGCTGCGACCACGTCTATCGGGTGCTGCACCGCGACGGACTGAGCCGGGCCAACCTGTCGCGCGGGTTCACCGCGCGCGAGTGGCATACGGTGCTGGAGTTCGTCGACGCCACGCAGGTGGATTTCGATGGCATTGAATGGGCGGTGGAGGTTACCTCCCGCCGGTGGACGAGGTAAGGGACGATGGCCAGCGAGTACAACCCGACGACGGATTTCCTCAAGCAGCAGGCGCAGGCAGCCATGCGCGAGGCCAACAACGCCGAGAGCCGCATCGGCCCCCTGCCCACGCCGAACCTGCGCGCGCCGCGGTTCAGCCACGAGGTCAACAAGCCGGTCATCGACCCGCCGCCAAAGTTCAGTGACCTGTTTGGCACTGACACCACCACGGCCACCCAGCAGTGGCTGGACAGGATGATGGACGACTGGCTGGGCAAGTTCTTCCCTAACATCACCCAGTGCCTCAAGACGCTCCCCGACGACTGGCTGTGCGACGTGATCAGCGGAGTGAAGCCGCTGGGCTACAGCCAGACTTACTTCGAGCTGGCGTGGCACACGGCCCGCGACCGGGCGCAGCGCACCCGTCGCAGCGAGGTGGCGGGGCTCGACGCGACGTTCTCCCAGCGAGGGTTTTCGCTGCCCCCCGGCGCCTACGTGGCCGCCGTGGACGAGGCCTACCAGCGCGCCAGCGACGTGACGCTGGAGGTCAACCGCGAGCAGGCGATGAAGGACGTGGAGATCAAGTACCAGATGCTGATTTTCGCCGAGGAGCAGGCGCTGCGCTACAAGACGTCGATCATGCAGCTGGCCGCCGACCTCTACCAGAAATGGATGACCCTGCCTGACAAGGACATCGAGCGCGCGCGGATCAAGGCCAGCGCACTGGCGTCGTTCACCGGCGCCTTGAGCAGCTATTACCAGATGGAGGTGGCGTTCGAGCAGCTGCGCTTGCGCGCCGCCGAGGCCGAGGCAGGCATCGACATTGACGTGGACCGCACCCGCGCCTCGATGCAGGGCGCCAACGCCAGCACGAACTCCGCGCTGGCCACAGCCTCGAGCGGGTTCTCCAGCATCGCTGCTGCGGCTGCCAATGCCGCCGGCACGCTGGTGGCGCAGATCGAGGCGATCTAGTGAGCCTGCCGTACCCCTCTATCCGTGTGGGGTCAGGCCATGCGGCCGTCGCCCGCCGGCGCTTGCAGGCGCTGTGCGAAGCCCTGCGCCGCGCCCCCGGCACCGTGGGGTCCATGGCGGAGTTATTCGATGGGTTCCTCCTGCGGGCGACCAAGGTGGCCGGGCGGGTTACGGGCACGTTGGTTGACATTCCGCACCGCATCGCGTGGTCCGGCGGAGTCGACGCCGCGGCCTACGGTTGGCCGCAAGCCGGGCTGGTAGTCAGCCCGTACTTTGAGGTGGTGGCGCGGGATTCCCTGTTGACGGAGACGGACTTGTTCTCCGATGCGCTCCCCGACAAGCTGCTCAATGGCGCCGCGGTCTACAACACGTCGAGCTTTGGACTGTTCACCGCTTTCAGCGTCCTCGGTAATACCGATCGCACCCCGCTGAACTTCATCACCCACGCCGACACCGTGGCGCTCTACACCACGGTAGCCAAGGCGATCAACGGGGTGGGAGCGTGGGACATGCTGGGGCCGGGGGACATGATCCTCAATGCCTGCACGGCGCGCAGCATCGCGCAGTCGCACGGCAGCGCCGCAGGTGGCGTCGCCAGTATTGAGCCGCTGACCAGCCTCAATGGCCGGCTGGGGCTGGGGCTCACGGAGACCACGGTAACGGCTCGCACCGGTGCCCGTTTGTGCGGCCGGTACTACCTGCCGACTACCCCAGGCGATAACCCCACCGCGGAGGCCGAGCAGTTTCGCAACATCCAGAAGCCGTGGTGCATGGCCATCGCCCGCCACCGGGAGCCGGGCGTGATGCAGTGGCTGGTGGCGACCCACACCACGGCGCAGAACAACCAGGTGACCGACTTCTACGGGGAGCGCGGGGTCTACATCGGCACCTTCGTGGTGGTGAACAACCCTGCTGTCGACACCCCTGGCGTCTACCTGATGGGCGACCACCACCGGCGCAACCTGCTCGACGCCAACGTGCTGCGTCAGCCGCAGTTCGACGCTGACGGCAACGAGTGGCGCGAGAACTACCACGTCCCCTACGACTTGACATTCATCGACGACACGACCGCGCTGGTGTACGGGGCGTTCTACGTGCGCCGCGTGTCGGAGCCCGAGGGGGCTGCAGTGGCCTACTACTCCGCCGACCTGATCCGGGTGGACACCGAGACAGGTACGGTGATCAGCCTGGTTGCGCTGGCAGACGGGGTCGAGAACAGCCACGCCGATATGGTGTTCGCCAACTCCGTTGGCATCGGTTCGCCGGGCGACGGCACCGCGGTAGCTGTCGGCTGCCACGGTACTGCGGGCGATAGCTGGGGGGTAGTGCGCGTGGCCGCCAACGGGGCGGTGACCAAGTCCTACTTTGCCCCCGGCTTCGTCCACTACGGCAACGGGGTAGGGCAGACCATCGGCGCGGTCGAGTACATCGGCAACAACAAGTACGCCTTCCCCGTGTCGATCGCCATGGGGGGGCCACCGGACTATGTGTGCGACTGGAGCGTGGCCGTCTACGACGCCGAGGCCGATTCGCTGGCGCTCGCGGGCACGCTGGAGGGGCCGCGAGCGCTCATGGTGAACAACCAGTGGGTCTCCGAGAACCTCTACGTCGGGCGCATGTGCTGCGTGCAGGCGGAGCTGGCGGACGAGAACGGCGAGATCACCCGCCACGCCACGGTGTTGGCGACCATCGGCCCCTACGGGCTGCAGGCTACCGACAAGGACAATCGGGCAGGCCGCACTTACATTTCCTACGATTCGTGCCAGACCTGGCACCTGATGATTAATTACGGGTCGCCGCGCGGCGTGGTCTACGGCGGCAACCCGGCGTTCGTGCCGGAGCCGCGGCATTTGATTCGGAGGGCACAGCCATGACGTACGCCTTTGTCGCCCGGGACTTCGGCGGTACCCGCGCCTACGACGTTATCGACGCAACCACGGGCGAGGTGCTGGTCGAGGGGCCGTCACTGGAAGAACTGGGCAACGTGTTTGACACGAAGGTCTACAGCTCTTTCGACGGCTCAGTCGTGGTCTCCAAGGAACCGGGCTACCCCCCGTGGGTAATGAATCTGCCGCAGCGCACGCTGGCCCTGCGCGATAACGAGTTCGACCACGAAGGGGCGTCCAACTGGGCGCGGCACCAGTACGGCTGCGACGACACCTACCACTATCTGGTCGAGTCGCAATACGACCCGTTCGTGTTCTACCGGCTACGGCGCCAGCGGCTCGACGCCGGCTACGGGGAGTCTGAGGTGTTCAGTACGCCCCCCTTCGTCGGGCGGTCGGGGTCGGCGCAGGTCATCGCGGTGTGCGATCCCTATGTCTATTTCGTGGCCGGCTCCGGCTCCTCCGGGGTAGACGAGGTGCACCGGGTATCCCGTGCAGCGGGGGGCGCGCCGGTAGCCACGGGTATCCTCGGCGACTTCGAGGCGTACAGGTGGGAGCGGCTGCAGGTATCCGACGACGGCAGCACGGTGCTCGTATGGATTTCACCCACTTCGGACGAAATGGTTCACCGGCTCTACAAGGACTTCGGGAGCGGATTCGCGCTGGTCGGAGAATGGAGCTCCGTCGATGATGACGTTCGGGGCACTACCCTGTCCCCCGACGGCTCTCGGGTGACCTTACGGACGGAGGACGAGTTCCGCGTCCTGAACGCCGCGACGCTGGCGGTGGAACTGTCGCTCGACGCGCTCGAATTCCCCACGGAGGGTGGGTTCTCTCCCGACAACCAACTCTTGCTGGCCGATACGGACGATAGCGACGGCACGCTGGTTATCGACGTAGCCTCTGGTAGTACGCTGATCGACATCGCGGACTACTTCGTCGTTGCGTACCCCCGCCCGTTCGTACTGGGTGAGGAGCCGGAAGTCGCCCCGTTCTGGACCAACTTCCGCGGCGCCTACGAGATCATCGACACCGGCACCAGAGCGCCGCAGGAGCCCGAACCGGAGGGTTGGCGTTTCGTCATCGAGCAGGAGGAAGCGGACTGGGGTGCCCTGGGGTATCACCGCAGCGGCCTCGGCGAGCTCGTGAGCTACGAAGGCCCGTTGGTGGCCGGCTCTCCTGTGCTCCGGGTGGCGCGTTGGGAGCCCGAGGACGAGGGCCGCCCGGCGTCGATCTGTATTGTGCTGCGCGGTGATTTCCGGTACGCCGACCTCGACTTCCCCTACACCGAGCAGGATTTTCGTCTGGACTCGATCGCCCTACAGGCGGGGGAAGCGAGCTACCCACTGGACGTACACGCAGCGGATATCTCCTACAGCAGCGAGACGATCGAAACTTGGCTCCGCTGGTATACCGACGATCCGACGCCGTTCACGGGAGAGGGCGAGCTGACGGTGGTGGTCGTCGCGGCGCAGCCGCCTGCGCCTGTTGGGGATGGCGTGTGGGAGGTGGAAGGCGGCACCTACAACGCGGTCGAAAACTACTGGACGGTGCCCAACGGCTCGACATTCAACGTCATCGAGCCCGGACTGGCCGACCCGGACCCGCCTACCTACGACAACTTCATCGCCATGGTGATGGCGCGAGTGAACGAAGATATCCGCCCGCCCCTCACTGCCACCGCAACCTTCGGCACCACCGGGGAAAGGGCGCCGCTCTACCTCGACAACGACAACGGCCAGTGGAACACGGCGCCGATCGACTACACCTACTCGGTTGACGGCCCGTGGATCAGCTTCACCGTGGAGGTGGAGGGGGTGGACCCCGGCGAACCGATTCAGGTTCAAGCGGGGGTTGGCTGGGCGTCCTGATCCCCCGCTGTCACTCCCCCTACAGGGCGCCGTTACCTCCCGCGATGCTCGCCACCGGCGCGACGGGTGAAGGGGCCAGCGCCACGGCAGACCCGCCCAGCTCGGGGTGAGCGGTGTTGAAGATCAGCAGGTAGGTCTGCGCCGACTTGAACGCCGTGCCCTTGCCCATGACCCCGCGAGTGGTGCCGAGGATCACGCCGGCGCGCTCCAGCTCCTCGCACACCTGCGTCGGGTCGAGCATCCGCTCGGCGACGAACTTGCGGAAGTGGGCCCGGTCCACGTAGAGCTTTTCGGCCCAGGCATCGTACCGTACCCGCAGCTCCGCCGACGGCTCCCGGGCAATCAGCGTTGGCTTGCCCGGTTCCGGTTGCTTGGCGATCACCATGGTGTTGCGGATATTGACGCTGAGGTAATCCGACACCACCGCGGTGGGGGTGCGCACCGTCTCCTGCACCACGCCGCGCATCTTCTTGATGCAGTCCACCGCGAACGCCATCAGCCGCGGCAGGTCGGCATTGGTCAGCCCGCAGGCGTTGGCCGCCTCGAACCCGGCCAGTACGCAACCGGCTGCCGCCGACCAGAACCGCTCGCTGCTGACCACCTGCGCCGCCACGTCCACCTCACCGATCCAGTGCATCACCCGCGCCCGCACGTGGTCGAGGTTCGCCAGTACGTACTGGACATAGATCGGGCCCGCCAGTCCGAAGTGGTCATTGAGCTGGCTGAACAGGGCGTCAGCCTCGGTCTTTGCCAGCGTGCGGGGCGGCACCCGGTACTCGAAGATGCGCACCGACTCGGCGGAGGCGTCGGCCTTGGCCAGGGCCAGCTTGGCGTGCAGACTGGCGTTGGACGTGGTCAGCATCATGGTCTGCCAGGCGCCGTAGTTCTCTTTGGCGGTGCCGTCGGCCTGCAGTCGGCGCCGACCCGAGCCCTTGCTCACGGCATAGCAGAGGTCGGACAGCGTTTCCGGATCGAGGTTGGTGATTTCGTCGTAGGTCACCGGCAGGTGCTGCAGTACCCCCAGCACGTTGTAGAAAGAGAGCCGGGTGTCGTTCTTCGCATCGGTCCAGCCCATGCGCCGGTGCCCCCAAATGGTGTTGGCCAGCTCCGCCACGGAGCTCTTGCCACAACCGGCCTCGCCCACCATGGAGACGATCACGCCAGAGAAGTTGGTGAAGCGCAGCAGCGGCGCGCCGAACCCGACCCCCAGCCCGAACTGGTGGGCCTCCATGCCAGGGCGCTCGAACACCGAGGCGATGGTCCGCCAGGTGTTGATATCGCCGCGCGGCTCTTGCCAGCTCAAGGCGCGCTCCACGTTGGGGTTGGTCACCACCGGCTGCGGGGTACCCAGCGAGAGCAGGCGGGTCGGGAGGACGAACGCCCGCTGGTCGGGGCGCCAGCCCAGCTGGGCGTAGACCGTGGCAGCTGCGGATTGCTTTTGCAGGTCACGAATGTAAGCGATCATGTATTGCACCAAATATTCAACTTTGGGGAGGTCGGGGACCACCCCGATATTGCCAAGGGTCGTGGCCAGGTTCTTCCGGTCGTAGAGCTTGCCGATCGGCAGCTCGAACTCCGCCCACCCATCCTTCGGTAGGAACCGGCACACCGTCACCACGTAATGGTTGTCCCGTTCATCGAAGGTGATCCGCGAAGGGAACAGGTCGTACTCGTAGACCAGGTCGTCCTCGCTGGGGGTGCCGTCCTTGTCGAACGACGCCACCACGATTTGGGTCAGGCCGGTGTGGCTGTTCACCACCCGCTTGAACGGGTAGGGCGGGGGCGGCAGCTGCTGCGGTTCCTCCTCGGCCAGGGCCAAGGTTTGCGGCGCAGTCGGCGCCGGCGCCGCGGGCATCATCTTGCCCAGCTGGATCGGCGACTTGATCTTGCCCGCGTGGGGGCAGCCGGCGCAGCCGCCCGGGCGGTGGTCCTCGAAGGTCTGGCACAGGGTGGGGCCGTACCCGCCGGCGAGGTGCTGGGCGATCTTGTCGTCGGTGGCCGTCGCCGAATAGTTGGGGTGCCCCCGCGACAGCCGGTGCACCGCCTCCTCGCCCCGGGCGCAGTGGCGCAGGCAACCGACCATGTCGTACCACTGGGGCTCGTCCACCTCGCCTTGGTTGAGCGCTTGCCACTTCAGCTGCTGGCACCGGCTCACCACCATTTTGGCGTCGCTGGGCGGCCCGTTGGTGGCCAGGCTGTCGGCCAGCTGCTGGTTGACCGCGGCGCCGGCTGCTGCCGCTGCTGCCGGCAGACCTGCGGCGATGTTGATGACCGACTTGGGCGCCGGCGCTGGTGCGTTCAGCGCGAAGGTTTGCGACAGGTGCGCCAGCTTGGCCAGGAAGGCGTCGGTATCCTGCACCTGCCCCACCGCCACCGGCTTGACCTCACGCGGCTGACCGGTTTTCCAGTTGTAGGTGCCGACCGGGCGCAGCACACTGGCGCGGTCGGCAGTCCGCGACGGGTCTTGTTTCAGCCCCCAACTGGCCGCGATCTGCTTCAGCAGGCTGGCGTAGTGGAACCACTTGTCGCCGTCCAATGCGTCACGCAGGGGCCAGTAGACATGGATGCCGCCGCCGCTGTTAATTACGTGCGGCATGGGCAGCTGCATGGCCTGGCAGAAATCCCGCAGCGACTCGCACGCCTGGCGCTGACTGTCGTATTTCTTCGGGTTGCCCGGTTCTACGTCCAGGTCGATCCAGAAGGCGCGCAGCGCGGCGATGTTCTCGGCCTTGCGGACGTGCTTTTTGCGGTTCTCCTTGATGGAGCCCAGCGCGAAGTAGACGTCCTGCGGCGCGTCCGGGTCGTTGGCCAAGGCGTGGGCATGGGCCACTGCGTCATCGATCGCATCGTGGGGGAAGTGGCGGAACCCTTTACGCTTCTCGCCTGTCTCTTTGTCGGTCCATGTTATGGGGATTGCAAGCAGGTACGGCCCGGAGCTGGGCCACACCTGCGATAGGAACTGGCGTGTATCCACAGCGATTGCTCCGCAGGTTCGGGGTTATTGGGGCAACGGGTCCAGAAGCACCCCTTTCAGCTGCGCCACTTTGTCGGCGCGCTTCAGCTCCTGCAGGTTGGCGTAAAGGTTGCACTGGGCGTTGGCTGCATCGAGTCGGTCCAGTTTAGCGGCTACCGCGTTGGCCATCCACGGCACGGGCAGCGAAGCGTTGGGGCCGACCCCGTCGAGGGCCCTGATCCAACGGCTGATGGAGGCGGTGCTCACGCCCAGCACCCGGGCGGCGTCGGCCCACGACAGGCCGAGGGACGCGGCGAAGTCGCGGACTCGCACGATGACTTCTCGTTCTTTGCAGATAGCGTTCATGTCTCTCTCCAGATAACGAGGGGCGCCGTAGCGCCCCTGTCTCCTACACGTTGGGGCTTACCACCCTTTGCCGAACACGTCGTCGAGCTCGCTACCAGCCACCTCGGTAGCAGCGCCCTCGATCACCACACCCTGCTCCGCCGCCGGGGCGGGGGCTGCTGCCGCTTGTTGCTGCTGGGGCGGTGCACCCCATGCGCCTGCAGCTGCCGGTGCCTCCTGCGGCGCCGGGGCGGCCTGCTGCGGGGCCGGCGCCTGTTGCTGGGGCGGTGCACCCCATGCGGCTGCCGGTGCCTCCTGCTGGGCCGGAGCCTGCTGCTGGGCCGGAGCCTGCGGTTGGGCCGGCGCCTGCGGTTGGGCCGGCGCCTGCTGCTGGGCCGGAGCCTGCGGTTGGGCACCCCATGCGCCTGCGGCTGCCGGTGCCTCCTGCTGCTGGGCCGGAGCTTGCGGCTGGGCCGGAGCTTGCGGCTGGGTCGGGGGCATCCCGGCGGCGCCGGAGCCGCTCACCAGTCGGGCCTCCTCCGAGCCCGCCCGGGCCATGACCTTGGCGTACTCGTCGTCGGTCAGCGGGCGCACCGGCTCGAACACCAGCTTGGGGAAGTTGGCGTCGATATCGAACTTCACCTTGGTGACCAGCGCGTTGTAGGGCACCGGAATCGACGACGCGTTGAGCAGGCGCAGGTACGACCCGAAGTCACCCATCGACGCCGCCGGGATCGCCAGCTGGTACATGTCGCCGTCAAGGTCGCTCGGCGGCACTACGGCCAGGCGCTTGCTGTCGGAGCAAGCCTTGATCTTCTTGCCGGTGGTCGGGTTGATCTTCGACCCCCACTGGTTCTGCGGGCAGGCAGCGCAGGTGTCGCATTGCTTGGCGCGCGACTCCGGCGACGGGTACTGACCGTTCTCAGAGAAGCAGTCCGGCATTTCGGGCTCCTGCCCCTGCTGGTACTGCTTGGCGTAATAGGCCTTGTTGATGCCCGGGTTGGCCAGCACCACCACGACGTCGAGCTCGGGGTTCGGTACCACGAACACCTCTTTGCCTCCCTGCACCAGGCGGAAGCGGCTACCGCGAATGCTGATCTTGTTGATGCTGTTGCCACCGGTACCAGTGGCTGCCATGGAGTTCTGCTGCATGATCTGCTCGCGCGACATGTTGCGCAGGGCGGCGGGCAGTTGTTGCTGGAAAATTTCGGGAAGGTTGCTCACGTTCTAGCTCTCCACTGTGGGGTTATTTGCCGCTCGGGCGGCGCAGGTTGAGGTTGCGCTCAGTGCGCGTGGCGATGCCCGGGGGCAGCTCGCCGTTGTTACGTTCCATGTACTCTTTGATCGCGGCCTTGCTGGGCCGCAGTTCCAGCAGCTCGATCTCGCCGGTCTGACGGATGAAGTCGGTGAAGGCCGCCTTATCGGGGGCGGAGACCGACAGCGTCTCGCTGATGTAGACGGTACCCGCGGAGCACTTCATGCTGGCCACGCCTGCGGCGTTGATCTGATCCAACAACCAGGCGTTGCCCTTGGCGATGCGGTCCTTGATGGGCTTGATCGCCTCCTCGTACTCGCGTTTCTTCTCGTCGAGTTGGTCGCGCAGTTCGATCATGTGCGCGACGACCTTCTCGAACTTGGTGGGTTCCGACATGGGTATGTCCTCCTGTGGGGTCGGGGCTTATTCGTTTCAAGTGTTGCTAGTATATCAAGTGTGTCAGTTGTGTCAATACCCTCCTTTCATGTCGTCAGCTCCTTTTTGTACAGCTGCAGCACGCTGTCCTGCATCCGCGCCTTGCCGCCCAGCGCCTGGTAGACGGCTACCTCCATGGGGTGCGCCGCCAGCGTAGCTACCGTCATCGGGAACTTCTGCCCAGGGCGGTTCATGCGGTTGTTGGCCTGTTCGTAGATTTCCAGCGAAAAGATCGGCGCGTACCAGATGGTGGTGTCGGCCCGAGTGAGCGTCAGCCCGTGCGCCGCCGTGGCCGGGTGGGCCAGCAGGATGCGCGGCTCGTCGCTGTGCTGGAACGCATGGAAGATATCCTTACGCTCGGTGTCACCCACGTCGCCGTGCACCATCGCCGCCTTCCAGCGGGGGTCGCCGGTCCGGTGGAATTTGTCAGCGTAGTGCCGATTGAGCAGTTCCAGCGTACCCTTGAACGGCGCGAAAACGATGACCTTCTGCGCCGCTTCCTCGATCAGCTCGTCGCAGGCGTCGATGCGCGGCTTGCTGTCCAGGTAGTGGACGGCGCCGTGCTCGTCGTAGACCGTGCCCACGCACACCTGCAGCAGCTTGGCCAGCTTCACCGCGGCGTTGGCAGCCGTGATCGGCGCACTGCCGGCGGTCATCACCAGGTGCTTGTGCATGTCCTTATAAGCCCTGGCCTGCTCCGGGGTCAGGTCGCATAGCCGGGACTGGAAGCTCACCGGCGGCAGGTCGATGCAGTCCTCCTTCTTGAACCGGATACCTGGCTGCAGGATGGCGTAGGCCTGCTGGTGCCCGTCGTGCTTCGGCACCCACTTGTGCTGGGTGACCTGCAGCATGGTCTGGTTGCGGAACCCACTGAAGTATTTTGGCGCCGCCGGCGAGTCCAGCAGCCGGGCCAGCGCCCAGGCGTCGGTGGGCGCGTTGGGGCAGGGCGTGCCGGTCATCAGCCACAGCCAGTCGGTTTGGCGGACCAGCGAGCGCAGCAGCTTGAAGCGCGCCGACTGCGAGTTGCGGTAGGCCGCCGCCTCGTCGATCAGCTTCAGGTTGATATCGGTGCGCTTGGTCAGCGCGTCGGCGATCACCTTCAGCCCGTCGTGGTTGATGATGTAGAAATCGACGTCCTCCTCCAGCAGCTTGTGCCGCCGGGCCCGGTCGCCGCTCAGCACCACGGCGCGCCGCTTGTACAGCAGGTGAGTGATGATCTCGTCGGCCCACACGCTGTTCATGGTGGAGCGGGGGCAGACGATCAGCGCTTTCTGGATCATGCCCTGGTCCATCAGGTAGTCGGCGGCCCATAGCGCACTGAGGGTCTTGCCGGTGCCCATGTCGTTCAGGCAGATGGCCCGGCGGTTCAATGTGAAGAACTCGCTGGTCACCTTCTGGTGGATGAACGGCGCCGGGTAACGACTGGGCCAGTCGTACATGAAGCCGATGGGGGACGGGGCCTTGATGCCGAGGTTGCGTAGCACGCGCACCTCGTCGACGCCGAACCGCACTTGCGTCAGGCGTTTGCCGTTGACCTCGACCACGCGCGACTTGGGTATCGCAGCGGTTACCGTGGTGGGGTCGGGCAGCTCCAGTATCAGGCTATTCGACTTTTTGTGGACGAGCATATCCGTACCAACTCCCAATTGTGGTGTAGTATTTGCGTGGGAACGGGGAGCTTCACCCGGCGCGAGCCGGGTGCTTTTTCGGGCTCACTCGATACCGAGGAAGGCGAGGTTCCCGTTCCTGAACAGACTTTGTTGATCCTCGAGCCACGCCTCCAGGTGGTAGAGCGTGTTCTCGTTGATGATGAAGGCAGCACCGCCCGCCGCGCGTATCTGTTTCAGACGCACGATCTGCAGCTGGGTGGCCTTCCCCTTGCCGGCCTTGGCTTCCACCCCGGCGAACCGCCCGGCGTGGCACACATCGAAGTCCGGGTCGCCGTTGTTGCCGTACCCGACCTTCACGTTGAGAGTGTAATAGGCGCCGTGCTTTTTCAACAGCGCCTTGATCTTTTCTTTGACCTTGGACTCAGGCGTTGCCATTGCTGCCCTCCTCCTGCTGGGGCGCTCTGTTCATCACAGTTTGTCCTGCCGCTGTGCTCGCGGACCAACGCGCAGCAGCCAATGGAACGGGCGCTCAATCACTCCCATCCAACCTTCGCCGGCCTCGCCGATCACTACCAGAGTCGAGAACCCCATTCGCAGGATGCCGCAGACGACAGCAAACGGAGCGAGCGAGAATCCCCACAGGATGACGGCAAGAGTGCCGATCGCACCGAGGTGTTTACCTTCGTTCATGTTTCACTCCTCCTCAGCCTGCTGGGGCGCGGTTGGTGCTGTCTCCTCTGCGCGCTGCGCGATGGCGGCGTCGATGGCGGCGTCCACATCGTCCCCCATCATCCTGATTCGCTCCGCGCACCATCTCGCGGCATGCCGATAGTCATCGGTGTTTTCGTCCTGATCGAGCTCATCGCACAATGCAGCGCACCGCTCGATCATCTGCCGCTCAGCATCCCGCCTCACCGCCTCGTCGGCAGGGGAGGGGTGGAGATAAACCGGCGTTTTTGCGACGTAGCTGCGGCTCGCATGAACCGGTACCGACCCGCGAGAATTGCCGCCACGCGACAAGCGGCGAAGCGACTCATCAGTGAGCCACGCCACCGGCTCCGCGCTCGGCTGGGTGACAATACGAAAGTCCGGCAGATGCTGTTGCCCGTCCTCACGCGCAACGTAAACAGCCGTGATTTTCTCGCAAGGCCACCCGGACAAATCAACCTCAATCAGAAATTTACTCATTGCGTCTCTCCCTTCGGCGGCTCCGGCAGCGGCTGCCAGTGGGTGACATCCTCGTAATCGTGGTCCCCCCACCCCTCACCAGTTTCGATAGTCGCGGACGAGAATGGCACCGGGGCCTCGCGGTATATCACCCATTCGTCAATTGCGTGCTGGAGGTACTCGGTCCTCGGCGTATAAACAAGTACCGGAATTCCTATTTCTGGCAGCCGCTCGCAGACTGGAATCCACTCCCCCGGCGCTGGCTGGGCGCGGCCTCGCTGAAATGCGTCCCAAGCGTAGTGCGTTACCATGGACCGATAGCCGCCGTGCGGCAGCCGGTGCATGTCCAAGCCCTCGCCTTCTTTCGTCTGCTTGTTCTTGCCATAGATGCGCTCGAACTCGGCGCGAAGTGCGTCACTCATCGCCCTGGTCCTCTTTGCGGCTCCACTCAAGATCGGTCCAGATCAAGAGCAGCGAAATTAGGAGCAGCAACGATCCGCAGATAGCGACTGGCGCGTTTCGTGCTGCTGCGCCCGTCGCCAGCCATACGTTCGATACGATCAACATTCCCCAGACTGCTGTTGCCCTCATTCCCGGCCCTCCTGCTGCTCGCCGTCCAAAATTTCCAACAGCTGTTTCAGCCTGTCGGGTTCAAAGGTGCGCATGATCTCGTCATTCGTCAGGCCGACGTCGCGCTTCAGCATTGAAAAGAATGCGCCTACCGCCATTGCTACCATCTCGCTCTTTGGGGCGTCATTCATCTCGCTCAGCCGGCTGGCGGGAGTGGTCCCGCAGTTGTGGCAACGTGGAGCGAACTGCGCGTTGATCGATTTGCACCTGGTGCAGGTCCACTTACTCACGGCCCCGGCCCTCCTGCTGCTGGGCGGCGAGGGCCACGCCGAGCGCTCGCTCTGCGATGCGCGTTGTTTCGAAGTCGGGCAACACCAGCAGTTCGCGACCGTCCTTGAGCGTCACGATGCCGAAAGGCTTTTCGCCGTGACCGCTGCAGGATGCAACCGTCCGAAGCCCGCCCACGTTGAGCGCACGCACTAGGTCGGCAATCTCCGGGTCGCACCATATGGTCGGGTTGCCCTCGTCGTCCGTCTCCAGAACCACCATTTCCGCCTCGCGACTCCCTGGTAGCGCTTGATTGCGGACCGGCTCTACGACTTTCAGGCCCTGCTGCTGCTGGGCGGCGAGTGCTTCCGCCACCAGCTTGCGAATATCTTTCAGGAATTCCCGTGTTCCGGCGTGCGTCATCTGGCACAGGCCGGCTTCTGCCTTGCGGTCGATGGTTTGCAGCAGCTCCCCCGCCTGCCCCTCTGCCGGGGCGGGGCGGGCGCCGACTCGTGGGTACTCTCGCATTACCTTCTCTCCCTCTTTGGTCGCCAGTAGCTGCACCGGCGCACGTCACACCACCCGTTGCACAGCCCGCTCGGCTTGGGTGGGAACACACCTAGCTCGTAGGCCGCCACCACCCGCTCGTGCTTCTCCTCGAACGTGGCCAGTAGCTCGTCCAGCTGGCTCCGCTGGTACACCGCCGGCGCCGACACCACGGCGTCCTTCAGCCACACGTAGCCGGCCTTGATGGTCTGGACGTCGGGGAAAGCGATGAACACCATGGCAGCGTACAGCCGGAGCTGGGTCTGGTCAGACTTCTGCTTACCGGTTTTCCAGTCGAACACCTCGGCGTAGTGCCCGAAGTGCAGGACCACGTCGATCTTCGATCGCAGCCACACGTCGGGTGCAAAGAACTCGGTGGGCTGGCGGTCGATGGTGATGGCGAAGGCGCGCTCGGCGTAGAGCGTGCCCCCCTGGCTGCGCCGGCGCATCCCCTCGGCGAACCGCCCGTACTGGCGCATGTTGGCGGGCAGCGCCACCCCGTCCCGCACGTAACTCTCGAGTGCCTTGTGTACCGCGTCGCCCCACTCGGCCTCCGGCCCCTGCGTGAACTTGACGTCCTTGATGACGTAGCGCGCCTCGTACTGGTGGGGGCAAGTGTCGAAGGTGGCCAGCGAGGAGTGCGAGCTGGGAATAACACGTGCTGGTGCGCTCATACGTCGACCCCCAATCGCCGGGCCTGGGTCACGAACCGGTCGAGCTTGGCACGCAGCCGCCGCGACCGGGCCCGGTAGTTGATCGTCTCTGCGTGGGTCGGCATCGCCTCGGCCACCCGGTCCAGCAGGGCGATGGCTTTCTCGAGCGCCGCCACCTCCTCTGGCGTAATGGCCGCACGCAGCGGGTGAATTGTTGCCATATCAGGTTCCTTGTAGCTGCCGACTCAGGCCTACCGCCGCGCTCTTGACGATCTCGGGGTAGTCCAGGTGGCTGAGGTAAAAAAGCGACCCGGCGCTCAACGCCTCGGGTCGCACCAGATGCTTGTGGCGGTGCTGTAGCTTGTCGTAAGCCTGTAGCACTTTCCGGCAGAGCATGTCGTACCGCTGATCGCTGAGGATGGGCAGCTCGCAGGTATCGATGTAGTAGATCCAGCTGGCCATCAGCAGCCAGGGGATCGCCACGTTGGGCCTGGCGCTGACGCAGCGGATCATCAGCTCGTCGTGGTTATTTGCACTGCCCATAGATCACCCCGTGGCTACCCTCGGCGGCCAGCGGAATGTTGGGCCACCACTTCGGCGCCTGCGACATGCGCTGGATACAGAACTGCAGGCACTCGTCTGCCTTGTCCTCGTCAACCAGCACCACCACCTCGTCGTGCACCATTAGTACCACCCCGGTGCCGGGGCCGCCGTACTTGCGCTCAATGTCCAGGGCCTGCTCATAGACGATATCCCGAGCCAACCACTGCGACAGGTTCTCCACGATGGCGCCGCCGTAGATGCGCTTGACCCGGCGCGCCTCCCGGTCCTCGTAGATGAACCCCTCGCCGAAGTCGGGGTGCACGTCGAAGCGCAGGTTGTCATAGGACAGCCACATGCCGGTGGGCCCGACGATGCGGTTGTGCTCGGTGCGGCACAGCCCCCACTGGTCGATGTACCCTTCAGCGGCGTTGACCATGCGGCGGATGGCTTTCTCCCCGGCGCTCCACAGGTTCTTCACCTCGGTGAACCGGCTCCGGTAGACCTGTACCGTGCGCTCCGCTTCCTCGTCGGTGAGGTAGACCCCACCCATGACCCGGGCGGCGTTCTTGAACGCGCGGGCGCCCGACTGGTACTGCAACTGCAGCATCCCGACCTTGCCGTGCTGGCGCTCCTTCGGGTTGTCGTCCTTGTTGACCGGATAGCCATACAGGTCGGTGGCGAACCACGAGTACAAGTCCTCCCCCTGCCGCAGCATTTCCACCGTGTCCATCTGGCCGGCCAACAGGTGGCACACGCGCAGCTCGATGTTGGAGGAGTCAACCACCACTATGCGCTTGCCTGGCGGGGCTGCGATGACGTCGCGCAGCCCCACCTTGTGGCAGTCCTTGGCGGCGAATATCTCGCCGGCACCCATGGCCCGTACCTGCTTGCCGTCCGGACTGAGGGCATCAAACAGGCGCACGCCGTGCGGCGTCATCATCAGGTCGCCCTGACGGGTCTTAGCGTCGATGCTCTTGGCGCGCCCCATATTCTGCATGTTGATCTTGCCGGAGCCGGCGGCCCGGTGCGTGTGGGTCTTGCCGTAGGCCAGCGGCACCGGCAGCAGTCCGCGTTCGGCGATACCGGTGAAGCGCAGGATGCGCGACTCCTCGATCGTGGTCTTGACCCCGAGACGGGCGGCAGCCAGGGTTTGCACTCGCTCGTCCTCGTCGTTGAGCAGCTCCTCCATGGCGGCGTCGGACTTGGCGAAGGCGTACACCATGAGCGGGTTACCCTCGGCGTCCTTGCGCTTCGGCGACGGCTTGCGCGGCGGCTCCACGCCGAACGCCTCCAGCGCTTTGGCGAAGCGGGCGTCGCTGCGCAGCATCTTCTGCGCCTGCTCCGGGGTAAACACCTCGCCGTTGTCCAGCACCTCCAGCGTTTCGCGCAGCAGTCGCTCTTTGCGCTCGGTGACCTCACTCCCCAGCCGGCGCAGCAGGTCGAGGCTCAGGGTCAGGCGGGGCTCGGCCCACATGCGGATCAGCATGTGGCTATAGAGCAGCTCCTGTGGCGGCAGCCGGCGGCGGAATATGTCGTAGAGCTCGGCGCAGCGATCCACGTCGTTGATGCAGTAGGCGCCGTAGGCTGCCAGTTCCTTCTCGGAGAAGTCGGCGCGGCGCTTGCCCTTGGCTCGCACCACCTCGTCGCCCTTGTCCTGCAACCCGTACAGTTTGCACAGCGCCGCCAGCGATTTGGATTGCTTGCCGCCGTGCAGCACCCGGGCTAGCGACAGCGTGCACTGGTAGAACTTGGGCCGAATACCCAGCTTCTCGGTCAGGATCAGCGAGTCGAACTCGGACAGGTTGTGGCCCACTACCAGCTTGTTCGACCAGTCCAGGCGCTGCAGCCCGGCGCGCAGCTGGTCCTCGGGCATCGATAGCCAGCGGGTGGGGGCACCAGGCCAGCGGATACCGAGACCGATGATCTCGAACCGCGGGTCACGAATGTATTCTTCTGCGGTCATCTTCGACAGCGAGTATTCGTCGTCGTAGTAGGTCTCGAAGTCGAGGGTGACCTGCTGTATTTGGCTCATGGGAACGGGGACTCCTCTGCTATTTGGGGTCGTAGGGGAGCAGGCTGGGGTCGGGGACATAGGGGTGCACCGTCGGCACGCCCGGGCCCTTCTCCCACTCCAGCTCGACGCCCTTGGGCTCGGCCATCTGCCGCAGCCGGACCAGCGCCCGGAGCCCGCCGCTGTACGGGGGCTCGTGCGGGTGGCGGTAGGTGCCGTTAATGATGTTGCTGATGACGGAACGACTGCAGCCGACCAGCTCGCCGATCTGGCTGTTGTTGAATCCGACTTTGCTGAGGCCGACGTAGACGTCTTTCCACGTCTTGACCTTATGTTTCATGGGTGTTCACCTCCGGTGCGGGTGTTTCGCAGGGATGCCGCAGGCGCAGTAGCTTCAGGCACTCCGCGATGGTTTTGGCCTGCGCCGTGGCGTCGGCGTAGGCGTCGTGGGCGATCTCCGGCAGCACCTTTGGCGCCGGCAGGCCGGTGGCCAGCTCGGTGGCCAGGCGGATGGTGCGTAGATCGCGGTTGTTCCAGAAACGCCATGGGGGCGTGAGCCCGCAGTAGCGGTAAGCGGTCTGCAGGATGGCGTTGTCGAAGTCGGCGCCGTTGCCCCACACCTCGACGTCGTCGAGGGGCTCGCCGTTCCAACCCTGGTACCGGTCCTCGCCCACGATGAAGCGAGAGAGCTGCACCAGTACGGTGCCCAGCGGGTGGCTGTCATCGGCGTTGGCGCAGCGCTGCACCTTCGCCCGGGCTTCGTTCGACTGGTTCATCCACCACAGCACGGTGCTGGGGTACATGCGCAGGCCGGCGGCCAGGCAGGTCTCAAGGTGGATAGGGGCGTAAAAGCCGGCGGTCGGGCCGGTCTCGTCGAACTCCACGCAACCGATCGACAGGATGGCGGAGTCAGCAGCGGTCCCGAGGGTCTCAAGATCAATGGCGAAGCGCCGCATCACTCGCCCCCCTCGGTCAATTCGCCCACGGTGGTGGTCTCCTGCTCGTGCAGCCCCAGCTGCTGGGCGGCGTAGTTGGCCATCACGGCGAGCCCGAGGGATATCGCCGGGGCGTTGTGCATTTTGTGCCCGGCGGGCGGACGCATCAGGTTGCCCAGCCCGGACAGGGCGGCGGCGACCAGCTCCACGTGGTCGACGGGGGAGGGCTCGCCCCGGTTACCGGCCAGCAGGTAGAAGCCGGCCTCGGAGGTGTCGGCTATCAGCATGAAGGTGGCCGGGTCTTTCACCGCCTTGCACAGGTCGCCGAGGTGGCGGGACAGCTCCACCTGCAGCTCGTTCGCTGCCTCGGGGGGCGTGGCGTCAGTGGCAATAAGGTCTGTCATGGGAACTCCTTGGGGGTTGGGAGCGGTGATGCTACACCGCTCGGTTGAGGTGTTCAATGCCTATACACTGACGACTCAGTGCACAGCACCTGTCGGGGGTGCAGCGTGCTCGAATTCTATTTGGTTGACGATCTTGCGAAGCAGCGCCAGCGGCAACGCCATGGTGGCCACGCAGGGGCGGCCATCCACTTCGACGACGTGGGCCATCGCTACCGCCGGGACGCCCAGCTCGGGGTGTTCCATGGAGGCGACGAACAGGGCGCTGATGCTGGGGCTGGCGATGTCTACCAGCTGCTCGAACGCCTCGGCGTTGTTGGGTAGCACCACCACGGACCGCTGGTCCGGCTCCTCGAGGCTCACCTTGCCGTCGTCCACGACCAGCAATTCGACGGGCGCGCCCTGGCTGCCGCGCTTGCGACGCTCCGCTCGCGTGTAATCTGCGAATCGCCTCGCTGTTTGATGTAACCGTTCCGGCGCCGTGGCGCAGCGCAGGCAGATGGGTTTGCCGTCGTCGCCGACCGGGCGGCACACCCGGTCCTGGTGGCACACGCAGCATTTCTCGGTCGCTGACAGGTCAAGCTCCAGTTGTTCTTCGTTCACGTCGTCTCTCCGCTTCCGTTGGATGATGCGGGCGTGGTTGCGCAACTCCCACGCCTTGCGGCAGGCGGTGCACCAGCTGCTGTATATGCACCGCTGCCTGCCCCCGCAGTTCTTGCAGGGCCGACCAATGTATGTTTTGTCCCCGTGAAGCTGGGCGTCGACGATGTTCGCCGCCGCCTCAGACTTCGTTGCCGGTTCGGGAAAGGGAATCACCCGGGGTTCCACAGCAGTCCTCCTGTCACCAGTAGTATTCCAACGAGAAGCAGCAGCCAGCAGGTCAGGGCGATGCGGTAACCCCGCATCTTCTCCGCGACGTAGGTTGCCGGGCATTGGGGTGGGTCCGGGTCGTTGGCATCCCACCACCGCCCGCAGTCCTTGCAATTCATCTGGTCGCCGTGTACGGCAACCCGCTTGTGTTCGTGGTATCCGAAGCTCATTCCAGTATCCTTAGCCTGAAGATCAGGCGTCCGTTGAGGTAGACCGGCGCCCCGTCGGGGAGCCGATGCAGGCGGGCCGCATACATCACGTGGCCCACCGACATTTCGGGGTGGGTGAGGTGCAGGCCGGGCACGTCGCCCGGCAGCGCCCGTATTTCCAGTGATTCATCCGTGTTGCGGTGCACGTCGACGCCGGTGTTGTGGGCGTAGCTGGTGAAGCGCGTCTCCAGTCGGCGCAAGCGCTTCTCGATCGCCCGCACCAGCTCCAACACCTCGACCAGGGGGTTCACGCTGGCGTCCCGAAGAAATCCAGCAGGTCGCTTTTCAGTTCCTTCGCTGCCTTCCACGTGGCTTTGCGAGTGGCCGGGTTGTCGCGCAGGGTTTGGGGTTCGTATTGACACAGCTTGTCCTCCAATTTACGGCAGAGTTCTTCGATGCGCGGGTCATCGGTCACGTTGAGCTTGGGTAACAGCGACGCCAGCTGGCGGGCATTCTCCACCAGTGAGTCGCGGAATATGTTCTCCTCCTTACCCAGCCGGTCAATGAACGCGTCCACCACCTGGGTAAGCCGTTGGCACATGTCCGACACGGCGCCGGCGAGCGAGGCCTTGGTGCTCTCCTCGATGCGTTTCTTCAGGCGCTCCACTTCGTCGTCACCGAGGTCCACCCGGAAGTCGTCAGCCACCGGCAGGGGCAGCACGTTGAGCTCGAAGCTGAACTTGGATGCCAGCGCGCCCAGCGTGGGGTAGTCGTCCTCGTTGAACAGGGGCCCCAGGGTGCGCTGCGCCTCCGCCCTGGCGAGGGCATAGCGCTGCTCGAAGTCCTGGTAGAGCGAGTCGAAGCGACTGCGGTACAGCTGCATTTCCCCCATGTATTCAAAGTACAGCTGGGAGGATAGGATGCGCGGCCCGGCGTCGGACCACGGCAGGGTCATGCGGTAGTGGTAGTTGCGTGCAGCGCCGACCAGCTGCTTGATCGGCTCCAGTTCCTTGCCGTCCAGCAGTGACTTGTAATAGGTGCCGACGCGCACGTCGACGCCGTTCATCTGCGCCACCTGCTGGGTAGCCCGGCGGTCGATTTTGCGGCCGGTCCACTGGCTGATGTTGAGGTCAACGAGCATGGCTTTCGCGTGGATGTTTTGCATGGTGGTTCTCCTGTCTACGTTTGGGTGTTCCCTACGATAGGGAACGGGTTGGTTACTCGTTCAATTCGGCCAGCTTCAGTTCGACGGCGACGATGGCGCCCTCGGGTTCGGTGAAGCGTGGCGAGTCGGCTACGGCGCCCACCGCCTTCGGGGCGCGGGTGCGCAGCCAGCTGTTCGTGTCGGCGTGGTATATCCACGCCCCCCATACCTGCGCGACGGTTACGCGCAGGGTCGCCTCGCCCCCTCGCTTTGTGCGCAGCCTGAACACCTTGCGGAATACCGGGCTGCCCGAGTGGGAGTTGGCGGTGCACTGCCACCCCGGGGGCAACTGGAAGTGGGGGCGGGGGTCAGAGCTCATGGTTGTTCAACTCCCACCAGACGGCGGCAGCCTCCGGCGAGGCGAACTCGGCTGCCGCCTGCTCGAGCTGCGTCTCGTGCTTGCTTACCCTGGCGCAGATGCATCGCCAGTACGTCCCGTCGTACCGGATGAAGGCCCGGATGTGGGGTAGTGTTCGAGTTGATCCGCCCGACGCCTCCTGCGTCGCCTCCCGACAGAACACCGGGTGCCCTTCAGACACCCCCGCGGGGAGCCACTCGGGTGGCAGGTCGTATGTTGGTTGCTGGGTTGTCATTTCTCTCCTCCGCAGCGCCACCGTCCAGCTCGCACGCGATGGCGGCGGCCTCCGGGGTCTCGAACACCCCGAGGTGGTAGAGGGCGCTGTAGTCTCTGCTGGTAACGCGGGCGTGCCAGCGGTTGGGGAACATGCCGACGTTGGCCTGTACGTAGGCCCGCCCGGCGGCGTCTCGGAATTGCACGTACGAGCTGTTGGCGAAGTCCAGCACCCACCCGCGGGGGAGCGCGGCTTGTGCCCGATCGATCAGCTCGTTGAACTCGCTTTCACTGATGCCTCGAGGCATGGTGACTCCTCCGCTAGTTGGTCGCGCCTGGTCCCAACAGCCCGCTGAGTTCCGCCCCCCGGGTGGGGTCAGTCCTGGCTCAGGTCGATCTTGAGGTGTTGCCCCCATGACGGAACTCTCTCGCTGGTCACTGCCCACAGAACGGGGAACGGGAAGTCGTCCTCGTCCCCCCAATCGGTGTAGCCATCGGTCAGCACCACCACGGCCTGGACGTCGGGGTGCTGGCGAGCGAACCACTTCAGTCCTGCCGGCATACTGGTGCCGCCCCCGCCGTAGACCTTGACCGTGTCGGCCACCTCCGCGTCGCTCGGTTCGTCGAACACGTCGGCGTGCTGCACACGGGCGTCGCAGTAGGCGACCACCAACTGGCTGGGGTTGCAGTCCTCCACCGCCGCAGTCAGCTCGCCGAGGTACTGCTCGATCTCGTCGAAACAACTGCCGGACGTGTCAAACAGAAAGCCCAACTTGCGCGCCCGGCCATCGCCGGCGATGCCTGGCAGGTAGATACCCTGCGTCAGGAAGCGACGGTTAATGCGCTGCCACGAGTAGTCCTCGCTGTTTACCTCGGTCAGGAACTGACGCAATGCCTCCCGCCAATCCACGGTGGGGTTGAGAATCTCCTCCACCAGTCGGGCCATATCCCCGGGCAGCTTGCCCTGCGCTTTGGCCACGGCGGCGGCCTTGGCCACCAGCTGCTTGTGCTGCGCCTTGGCAGCGGTACTTTGATCGCGGGCTGGGAGGATGGCGTCGTGCGGCGTGCCGCTCCCCGGGGGTGTGGGCTGACTGCTGTTCTTGCCCGCGCCGTTGTTCTTGCCCGTGCCGCTGTTCTTGCCACCCGCGCCAGACTGGCCGGACTTCTGAGGCGGGGGCAGCAGGTTGTAGACCTGCTCCTCGCTCTGCCCCTGCACCATGGAGGCGGGCATGTCCACCGTGCCCCGGGGCAGCACTCCGCCCTCCTTGCGGATGGAGTGATTGATGACGCCGTCGCAAGCGTAGTTCCAGTTGCCCGGGTCTCGGTCCCCCATGCGGAAGTGGTGGCCCCTGGCGATGTGCTCGCACTCGTGCTGCAGCGTGCCCACGGCCTCCTCCAGGGTGAGGGCGTTGAACTTCTCCTCGCCCAACCAGATGGTCTCGCCATTGGTTGCGGCGAGGTCGGAGCGTCCGCCGGTCATCGTGTGGAGCTCGGCGCTGGGTACGAGCTTGACGTCGAGGTTCAGGGCGATAGTGGCGTAGAACGGATGGAGGATTACAAGCCGGGTCATGGCCCGGTCGATCAGTCGGTGTTGTCTCATGGTGTCGTCCCTACGGTAGGGAACGGCGAGGTGCCGCTCCCTGGGTGGGTGGTCAGCCGAACAGCTTGGAGTTCTGCGTGGCCCACAGGGAGAACGCCTGCGAGCTCAGGACCGCCGGGTTCTTGCGAGTGGCGTCCCTCACGCACATGACAGCGAACGACTTCTGCTCGAAGCGATCCAGGTACTTGACGATTGCCCCGATGTTGTTGGGGTCGGCGCGTCCGGCCAGCGCCGTGCTCACGGCGTACAGGGTGGCCGCATCTTCGGGCACCGGGCTGGCATCCGGGTCGAGCAGGATGCCGTCGATGCTGGGCATCTGATGCCACACCTTGCGGAAGCCGAGGTACTCGGCGCACGGCCCCTCGCCCACATAGCCGTTGCCGAAGCTCGCCAACATGCCGTCGTCGGTGGCGTGCTTCTCCACTTTCGCCAGCTTGTGCCAGGTGCGCTCGGTGGCGAAGGCGTGGCCCTTGCTTTTCTTCTTGACGAACTCCTCGTGGGTGTTCAGCAGGTCCGGACGGAAGCGGAGGAAGGCGACCATCGACAGGGGGATTTCCTCCGAGTCCATGCCCCACTCGCAGAAGCCATCGAGGTCCGACTCCATGTCGAGGTGCACCATCCGTGAGCGCAGCGGCGTCGCCATCTTGAACACCACCCCGCCGTCGGTAATGCGGTTGCCCGCCGCCGACATGAACCAGCCGGGTTTCATCGACTTGTCGCCGAGGCGGCGGTCTTGCAGCAGCTGAAACAGGCTGGCCTGCACCGCCGGAGCGGCGCTGGTGATTTCGTCGAGGAACACCATGCCGTAGTCGGGAATGTCGGCGCGGTCATAGGCGGGGTACCAGGCGTCCATTACCCGCCGCATGGAGCTGTTCACCCGGTCGTAGTGAGGGAACCCCCCGGCATCGACCGGGTCCATCTGCCCGGCGCGCTTGTCTATCACGCCGAAGTATTCCCGCGCCCAGTTCGGGTTCTCGCCGTTCTCGGGGATGGGGTCGCCGAACAGCCACACCCCCTTCAGTCCCATCTTGGTGGCGATATTCCTTGCCGCTACTTCGTGGGCGGCGGACTTGCCGATACCCGGCGCGCCCCACACCATCGGCACGATGCTCTCGCCCTCGTAGATGGTGGCCTTGGCGGCCAGCTCGATGTGGGCGACGGTCTCTTTGAAGTTCATGGTGTTACTCCTGTCAGTCTGTGAGTTCCCTACCGTAGGGAACAGGGTTGGATGCAGCTCGATTTGACAACTGCTATTGTACAGTAGTTATACACTATGTCAAGCCTCAGTTCAGGTATTCGGGGTGATGTGTCCCTCCATTAGTAGCCAGCCGAGGGCGGCGTCGAGGGTGTCGAACGTCGGGCCGTCGACCACGGTGCGGTGCTTGCCTTCGACTTTTGCGACGTAGCGCGGCACGAACTTCTTGCCCCCGCCGCGTTGGTACACGTCGGGGAACGCGCCATCGGGGCGCTCCCACATGCCAAGCCCGTAGTTGACGAACCCCAGTGTCTCCGCCAGGTCGCTCATAGTAGTGCGCCCTCGTCGTAGTTGACGCCGGTCAACAGCACGGCTGCGGCAGCCGCCTGCGCTGTGGGGAACACGGGGCGATCGACGAAGTGTGGGCTGGTGCCGTTGATCGACTGCACGTCGACGCCGCTGGGCACGAGGCGCGGGTTGACCCACGCCACCCAGCCGGTGGGCCATCGTGTAACCTCCGCGGCGGGGGCCAGCCCGAGCTTGTTTCTGTGCCACAGGCCGAACGTGACACCCCCCGGGTGCGCGGTGGGGCGGACCTTCACCTTGAACATGGGGTACCCCTCAAGGTGCTCCTGCGGGGTGGCTGGTGGTGCGCTGATCGTTCTCATGGATTCTTTCTCGGCCTGCCGCCCAGGCGGCCAGCGGCACGAGCCTCCTCTGTTGTCCATCGGCGCGCCTTGCGGCTGGCCTGTGACTTGCGCCCGGCCTCCGCCGCGGTCTCCTTCGTCCACTGGTGGCCCTTGCCCATGCGCTGGACGGCGACGCCGCCCTTGCGGGCGAGCATCCGCCGCCGGTCGGCGGGCATGGCGGCGAAGCCACGCGCGGGCTTGGTGTCTTGGGTGTCGGTGTCTTTGCTGTCGGTCATGTCATCTCTCGGTTGGTGTGTTGGGTCACGGCAGCCGGCCTTCCAATGCCAGCCACGTGATGGCGGCGGTCAACGTCGGGAACTCCTGCTCCCGACGGCGGGACTTGGGGGCCCACGGGTATATGAGGGCGCGGAAAACATCTCTGGCTTGAGACCTGCCCCGGGACGACGCAGGGCGACGATGGCTACCGACGCCCGCTCCCACGCGCCGAAGTGCCACGCAATTCTGGCGATCTGTTTGTTGTGGGGTGCGCGCACCAGATGGTGCTGCTTCAACAGCTCGCGCTCCTGCTTGTTGGGCATGTACCCCCTGCCGATTGTCATGGTCGTCTCCTTACCACCGGGCGTAGGCCGGCAGGGTGTTATAGATACGGTCGCAGCTGGCCTCCAAGGCGACGGCCTTGGCCACCCGCCCCAGCTCTCGGTGGCGTAGGGCGGCGAGGCGCAGCGTGGCGTACTCGGCCAGGTCTCGGGCCACCCGGGCATACTTGCGGGGCTTGTCGGGGAACAGCTCGGCGGCGACCGGGGCGGTGGCCACGCTGTACTTGGCAGCGAACGCCTGCAGCGCGTCTCGGTCGATGGCGTCGAGGTTGGGGACGTTGCTCATGATGCGGTGCTCTCCTGTTGGTATGTCAGCTGGTTGATTCCCTACCGTAGGGAGCCACCCTCATGCGAGGGCGGCTTTCAGGGCGCGGAACTTGTTGATCTCCCGGGTCAGCAGGTAGTCGGCGACGGCCTCGTTCACCCTGCGCTGGTGCGGGTCGTGCTTGGTGCGCTCGCCGCCCATGGTGGCGACGATGACGCCGGCCCGGTCGGTGATGGTCACCGACCACTGCTCCGCCTCGAGCCACACCTTGGCGGTGTGCGGGCGCAGGTCATAGCTCGGATGGGTAGGGGTGTGGTCGTGCGCCGGCACCTGCACCTCGAACAGGCGGTGGCCTTTGATAACGTCAACGATCATGAGGTCTATCTCCCTTGGTGTTGTCGTGCGACGCCCGGCGGGTGCCGAGCTCGTAGCCTATGAGCAGGCTGGTGATGGCCAGGAACAGGGCGAACTCCGGCACGTCAGTAGCCCTCGTCGAGAATTTCCCACACCCTGGCCTTGCCGCGGCTGTAGCCCAGCCGGAGCCGCTGCCCCTCGTACTCGACATGCTTCACCCACTTGTCCAGCGCTGCGGCGATCAGCCAGAACATGTGGTTGGCGTAGACGGGGCGGTCGTCGTAGCGCCGGCGCGCCTTCCGGTAACCGGTCAGGAAGTAGTGCCGGGCCGACGCCAGGTAGTCGGCCACGACCTGCTCGTCCAACGGCTCGTTGTCCTGTCGGTATTCCTGCTCTCGCCGGATGCCTTCCAAGGCGTGCCTGCTGATCTTCTGCGCCGTCTCGACCACGTCCTCGTAGTAGTCGCCGCGCGGGCGCGGAGGGCGGCCACGGTAGGGGCGGAACTCGGCGGCTTCGTTCTGCCACTCCCCCCACATCCGTACCAAGTCAGCCGCCAAGTTCTGCTCAACGGTATAGGCGCTGCCGATGTTGTCGCGGCGCAGCTGGCCGGTCTGGCCGCGGACGAACCAGATCCCGCCGAGGGCTTCCATCTCGTCGTGGATGGTGCCGATGTTGCGCAGCCCGTTGACGTGTTCCGTGATGTCGTGGGCGATGGTCAGCCCGTCGGTCGCCACCATGAACAGCTCGTCGTTGTGGGGTATGTCGTCCAGCACGTAGCCCAGCTCGCCGGTGGCGCCGTCGATGCGGGCGGTCAATGTCAGGTATCGCATGTTGTTTTCCTGTCGGTCTATGGTTGATGGTTTGTCGCGGTCACTCCTCCAGCGGCAGATACCCGGTCAGGGCGTAGAGGTCCACCCACGAGCGGGCACAGCCTGTGCAGGTGACCTCCTGACTGGCGCGGCCCGCCTCGATCTCCACGTGGGCGCCCACCACGTCACCGCAGCTGCAGTAGGGGCAACCAACGCCCTTACGCTCGACGTACTCGTGGACGGTTGCGGGTTTGTTTGCCGGGTTCACAGGCACCCCCCTCCAACGTTAACCGGCTCCATGCGGTCGAGCTTGTAGTAGTCGATCCACTGGTGCCCGCAGTCCAGGCACTCGCGGTTCTGCGTGAGCACCTTGCTCAGGGAGTCGGGGTCGAAGTCGCCGTCGCGGGTGTCCTCGCTGCGGCAGTGCGGGCACTGGTTGCCGAACCGCCCCACATACTCGCCCGGGGTGAGCGGGCAGTGCGCCTCGACCAGCAGCTGCGCCCACGACCAGTAGCCCTCGTCGGTGCGGTCCTCGGCCACCGCCCGGCGCCACTCGGCGCGGGGGAACAGCGGGTGCTCGCCGTCGGGGCCGTACTTGGTCGACAGGTCGGCGCCGGTGCCGCACGCCTCCAGCGCGAGCAGACGGGCGACCGGGACGGGGCGCAAGGTGGTCAGAGGGGGGCCGGGCGGCGCCTTGGCGGTGTCGGTGAATACATAGGCCCGTGCCGGGTTGTCGGTCGGGTGGCCGGTGTGGGTGCAGAAGTCCCCGGTGGGCAGCTCCTTGACGTACAGCGGGGTTTTGTGGAGCGCGGCGAAGTGGGTTGGGGTGGTCATTGGTCGTTCTCCGTGGTGTCGGTGTCGGTGTCGGTTTCCGGCTCGAAGTGCTGGGGCAGGCAGGGTATCTCTCCTTGCATGAAGGCGGCCCACGCCTGAGCTTTCCCTACGGTAGGGAACCTCGCCACGACGCTTTCGTGGGTGGTGCCGTCCGGGCGGGTGATGCTCTCCATTACGGTCGTGCCGTCAACGCGCAGCTGGGGCCAGCGGATGCGCTTGTCAAGGTAGAGCCAGCGCCCGTCGGGTACCGACTGGATACCGAGGATGCAGTGGTCGAGCAGGGCCGGACCGCACATCCCATCGCCATTGGAGGGAATCAGCAGCGGCACGCGCTGCTGGCCGCCGGAACGCCCGATGGTTCCCACCACGTCGTGCTCCTCCAACCAGGCGGTGCCGGCGTCCGGGTCGTTGGGGTGCGTCTCGCCGCAGACGATGCGCACGACGTCGCCGCTGCTCCGCAGCGCGTCGAGCAGCCGGCGCAGTGCCGGCGGGGTGCTGGGGTTGAAGGTGGTTTTCACTCGGTCGGTCATGGCGTGGTGCTCCTGTTGGTCTGTAGGGGTGCTGGTGCTCACGAATGGAACCCGAAGTGGGTGCCGTGCCAGACGGCGCCGATCACGTAGGCGACGGGCTCGTCCGGGGCTGGGCGGTAGACGGCGCGAACCTCGGGCTGGCTGTCCAGCTGCAGGTAAATGTCGCAGTGGGCGTACTTGTCGGCGTCTATGGCCCACGTGGCGTGCCTGGCCAGCGCGTCATTCACGTGGTCGAAGCCGGTACGGTCCAGCAGGCGGGCGGCCTTGTGGCGCGCGTCGGGCTGCTCCAGCAGGGCGTTGAAGGCCGCGGTCAGGTCGTCCTGACACTGGGTGGCCAGTGCGATGTACTGCTCTTGCGTGAAATGGTAGGTGGTGGTGCGTGCCATGGTGTGGTGCTCCTGTCGGTCTGTAGGGGTGCTGGTGGTGCTGGCCGTTCCCTACCGTAGGGAACGGCGGGCCGGTTACTCGTCCGCCGGGGCGCCGTCCTCGGTGAAGATGGCTTTCTCGCAGGTTGCGTTGTTGTAGACGGCCACCGCCACGAGGCGGGAGTTGCCGGCGTACCACGCGGTGGCAGGCACGCCGGGGACTGGGTGGAAGTTGTCGATCGCACCTTTGCTGCGCAGGTACGCGGCGAACTGGTGATCGGTGAAGTTGCGTTGAATCATGGTGTGGTGCTCCTGTAAACGTGTTGGTTGGTAGTGGCGGTGGTGCTGGGGCGTCCCTAGGTTAGGGACGCGGGTCGGGAAACTTGGCGTGGGTGACGACATAGTCGCCGTCGTACTTGCCCGGCCCTCGCCACTCGGCGAGGGTGACACCGTAGGTGTCGTTGGGTCGGTCCCACGGGTCGGTGCCGGGCTCGGCGGCGTTGTAGGCCTTGAGCGCGGCGCGGTGGCTGTCTCCCAGATAGAGGAGGGAGTTCATGCCCAACGGCGTGGTGGTGCTGGATGCGTTGCGGTCTACGCGGTAGCGGGTGCCCATGTCAGGCGCTCCTTCGTGTGGGTTGCGGTCTCGGCGCGATCACGACGTCGCCGGTGCGGGCGGCGTATGCGCGGGCCTCTTGTTCGGTGTCGAACTTTATGGCGCTGGCCGGCAGGTTGTGCTTGTCGCTGACGCACTTCCACCGGACCGGGTCGGGCGCCCATAACAGGGCGAGCGCCAGTTGGTTCTTGGCTTGGTGCCATGTGGCCATGGCTGTCTCCCTCTTGTTGGTCTGTTGGGCCGTTCCCTACCGTAGGGAACGGCGGCTGGTCAGTAGGTATGGATAGTGGCGCCAGAGGGCACCGGGCCGACGATCTCCTCCAGCTGGCTGTTCACCACGTAGTCGCGGGTGGCCACGGTGTGGTACGCGCCGGGAATAGAGAGGGCCATCATGGCGCCTATACCAGCGGCCAGGATCAGGGCGCGGATCATGTGGGAGTGCTCCTGTTGTTGGTGGTGGTGGCTGCGGTCACATGGACCGCAGCCAGTTACGGGCGGCCGCGAAGTCGCGGCGCCGCAGGGCGCAGCGCGCCCCGGTGTAGCAGGCCGCTGTCCACCACAAGTGGGCCGTGTAGCCGGGGCGAGCCCGGTTGAAGGCGGCGACCGCCAGTCGGTGGATCAGGCCTTTTTCGTCGCTGGTGAGTTTCATGTTGCGGTTCTCCTGTCGGTCTGTTGGTCTGTAGGGTGCTGGTGGTTCCCTACCGTAGGGAACGGCGCTCTAGGCTCCGTCGAGGTTTCAGGGCGTATTATGACACAGCAGGAAGTTATGTCAAGCCTCAGTCGAGGTTTAGTCAAGTAGTCATTACAAGTATTGCACCGCTCTCAGGGAGCTACTTTGCGTAGAGCCACGCGACAGGGGTGTGTAGGCGTTGTACGAAGTGTCGAGTGGCTGGCGAAGTGTATAGTGCCTGTAGGGTGGCGCCGAAAGTAGTGTTCTGAGAGCGCTGCAATCCCTGCTTGTCTTGTGTAAGCACTATACACTTTGTAAGTTATTGATTTTGGGGCGTTTAGTTAAAATAGTAAAGTGTAGAGTCATTTTAGTTAAGGTTAAGTCATTGAATCCAAAGCGTTTAGCATTACTAGTAAAGCTAGTAACGTCAGGGAATGCAGGGATTTCAGAACGTTACTTTCGGCGTTGTTATCCAGTGGCTCTACGCTGGCTCTCATTCCCGCCGAAAGTAGAGTTCTGCAAGAGATGATATGTTTGATTTGACTACTTGTCTATTTGACTAGATATATAAGAAATCAATAACTTACATTTTTCTCCTCGTTCAAAGTTCGTCAGCGTTGCTATTCGGGTGGCAAATAGTCACGACTTGGATTGCAGCGCTCTCAGAAACCTACTTTCAAACGCTCATCTGGCTAGACGAGTACAGATTTAACTTTCGTGGCGGTTCGTGCGGAAAATCACTCGACAGTGACCTGTCGAGTGGTTGGCATTGTGTAGCGTTTTGAGAGCTTTGACGAGCTTGTAATGACTAGTTGACTAGTCAAACTACGTCCCTGCAATCCTTGTCGGTGTCGAGTGACTCGCGTTTACTACGCTGTAGAGTCACTTTCTATGTTAGAGCGTTTAGTTTTACTAAACTGTACAGTCGCTCGACGACTAATGGCATTTTTAATTTGACTACGCGCGTCGAATGTTGTAGCCGGGCATTCCCTAGCGTAGGGAATGGCTGATCGGTTGGCTGATCGGTTGGCTGATCGGTTGGCTGATCGGTTGGCTGATC